ATAAATGATTTTGAATCATATAGTTGAATAGTATCTGATGTCCCAGATGTAGTTAATAATCCTACAAAATAAGAACCCGTTTCAAGACCAACATAAGGAATTCCAGAAGGTTCGTAATATACTTCATCCCCATTCATGAATGGTATATTAGCATTAAACTTAATTGCACCAAAAGTATCTGGTGCAACTGTATAAGTTAATCCATTACCAACTATAGATGGTGGATAATCGACAGAAATCGACCTAGTTGAAACTTTTATAGTATTAACAAAAGATGTAGTAAATCCAGTAGAACTACTACCATCAGGAGTAGCACCTGCAGGTAAAGAATTAGAAGCTAAGTATGCAGTCTTATCATCTTCAATATACAGATTTTGTACATCTGATATAATATTGCTAACTTCTAAAGGAACATTATTACTCTTTGCAGTATGAACTTTTCTTCTAATATCATACTGTACACCAGTAGTTACAGTAAATGAACTTGAAATGACAACAGTTTTATTATTATCAACCCTCGTAACAAATACATCAGTTGCACTTCCATGCACAACATTATTAGATGATCTAACTACAATTTCTATTAAATCTCCTTTCTTTAGACTACTTCTATCAATTTTTCCTTCAAGTACTAATGTAGTAGAAGCAATAGATTTAATATTATATCTTACACAAGTATTATAAATTAACGAATTAGCAAATATCTGCTTATGAGACATATCCGTATAAGGATATGTTAATTCATCGTAATAATTTCCTGTAATTAAATCACCAACATTCTTTACCGAAATTATTTGGCCTTCATCAAGATCTAAGGTTTTGGATATTTGATCAAACCCTGATAATACACCAGTAAGTCTTAATTCTACTTTTTTACTGGTATCACCATTCTCATATGAATAATAAATTTCACTATTTCTTACAGTTTCAGTTTCTGTAATAGCAGAATCAATTCCAGTACATCCAAAGAATTGATTGACTGATTTATTAGTATAATTGATATTTGTATTAACACCAGATATAAGAACACCAGTATTAGCAAATCCTACAGTAGAATCTACAGATATTACTGAAGAACCAATACTAACTGTCTCTAAAGATCTTGTTGCAGGGGTAATTTTAAAATTTCCTTGTATGGTAGTATCTTCATCAGAATAACCAATGAATAAAGATATTTTAAAATATTGTTGATTAGTGGTTAATGCTACTCCAGCTCTACTAAATGCCTCAACTTCAGAAATAGAAGCATTAGTATCTGTATCATCTAGTTTGTATATTGTTTGACCAACTAAATCTAAAGGATTTCCTGAAATGGCTTCTGCAATTACAACTTCTCTTCTAACATAGTTTGCAGAAGATGGTTTAATTAAGAATTCCTCTAAATTGACTATTTTAGGTGTCTCACCATATAAGGCATTAAATAATATCCTAAATGACTCATCTGTTCCTTTTGCTTCATATAATGACCTTGCTTCTTTTATAAATGAACCAGCATTTAGATTATCAATAAAAGAAACATCCTCTAATCCTGGTGTAAGAGTATATTTTAATTTTCTGTAAAATTCTTTAAGAAATAAAGAACTTAAATTTTCAATATTTGCATCTTGACTATGTGTTGCTATGTCAGAAGTAGAAAATACTAATTCTTCTTCGTTTAATTCTTTATGATAACTTGTAATTCCACTAAATCCACGTACACAACCTGTAAAGGTAGTTGCAGTCTTTCCAGTATATGTTATAATTTCATCATTTATTTTTAATAATCCATACTCAATAGGAAACCCTTTTGTATTAGAAACAGAAATTGTTGTTTCTGCTGTTCCTATACCTGTAGTAAGAGTAGTAAATCCAACTACTACATCTGGTGTTAGATTGTCTACTTTTAAATATTGATCAAGATTATCCGAAATATCAATAGGACCACCTTGGTATTCCTGTGAAATATAATATTGCTTTAAAAAGTCTACAGTTTTAGGACTTTCACTTACAATAAATTCAGGAAGTTGATTCCTTAGAATTTGTTGAACCTTAACTCTAGACTCAAAACCAGTGTGTATCATATTATTCTCTTATTAATTTTCCGTTTAGATAACTTGAAGTATAGAAGTCTTTAATAAATGTAGTTCCAGATATCTCATTACCTGAACTAATCACGTCTCTTACCATATTTATTTTACTTTTTGAAACACTAAAATCTAGGTATAATTCTCTAAGCCCAACAACGTCATTAGACTCTGGAATTGCCTGTACCTCTACAACACCCGTACCGTCCAGTGTAGACGTTATATTCACTGTTCCGAGGATTATTTCACCTTTTATATAATCAACGCTTCCTGCCGCTTTAGAGACCACATTATCAGTACCATCATCTAATATTTCTACGAAAGAAATTAGTCCAGTTTTCATGTCTGCATTAGGAATATCAGTCATATAGACGGGTCTAGCATTTCCACTGACATAAAATCCTTTAGATTTGATGTTATAACCATCAGATTTCACATGGAATCGGTTTCCATAGCATAATTCATACTGTGCAAACTGATTTAGGGCAGCTTTAAGGTTTCTTCTAATAATTACTCTCGTAATATTAGAGGTTATAGCAGTATCAGTGGCATCGATGACCTGTTGTATCTTACTATATTTGAATCTACCACCAAATTTGTTCAATTCTACAGAATTTCCGTAAGCATTAAGTGAATTTATTACTTTTGAACGTAGTGAATCGGCAGTTGACACTCTATTTTCATTAAAATAGACCGAAGAGTCAATTTCAACGTATAAAATCTTCAAATCTTCAATTCTTTGGTTAATTCCAGAGACAGAATATTGCTTTAATTGTGATAAAATACGAGATTTGTTAAAATCAGAGACAAAAAACCCATTTTTAGGTTTTATACTTAATATAACGTTACCAAATTCGGGTGGATCCATTTCTTCACCCCCTACAACTGCTACAGATTCAGTATCTGCGTATATTTTCTTAATAATTGCTTCATAATCTCTTGATGTAACTGCCCTATATTGGGAAGAATAGATTCTTGGAGCATAATATTTGATAGAACTAATAGATTCTATCTCTGACCCATTAGCAGAGGGTTGATTTGTGATAACTTCAGGACTTGAAGCTAGTGTTTCTGCTATACCACTGTCATCAGTAATCTTACCAGAGAAGATAAATGTGTTATTTTTACCTACTCCATTACCATTTTTACCATCTGTTACAATATATCTTACTGTTACATGATAACCATTAGGTATTTTCTTACCAAAGTACCCATCTCCAAAGAATAATTCATATCTTTCATCCTGTACCTCTTGCATTAAGTAAATTAATGATTTGGCATTTACGTCTAATATATTATCAACATGTGCATATTCTGTACCCAGTGTAGCTTGATTATCACTGACATATACCTTGATAGTAGATGTGTCAATACCTTCATTATCTAATATAAATCTTTGGTCTAATGACCCATCTATCTGAAATTTTTTCTCTAAGAATATACCCTCTTTAATGTCAATTTGATCAAAAGTTGCCTCATAATTATTATTTGCATTTAGAGTAACTGCTGCTTTCTGTGATTCGACCACAGAAAATACATATGATGTATCACTGGCATTACCAACACACGCAAGACCCGCATCTAGCGTTATAGTCGATGTCTGTGGGTCTATTTCACCCAATCCTACTGTAATGGTTACATTTGCCGTTGCTGCCGTTCTAGAGCGTGGTACATAACCTATATTACGTGCAAGAGATACCACATTCTCTCTCATGGTTGCCGAATCCAAGAAGGATTCATTAACTACCATATTAGAGTTGAATGCAGTAATATATGTGTTGTATGCTAGGGTGTCAATAAGAACAGAAAAGTTAGATCCCTCAAAGTCAAATCCAGTAAAATCTGAATTAGCCCTGAGATAGGATTTAATTGATGTCTTTATCTGATCA